AATCCCTGCGAAGAAGTGGCACTGAGTAAATTCAAAAAGTTCTTCTGGTCTGACATCACTGATGCTCCTATCATCGACAACACCATCCGCGATGTGTCCGGCTTTGATTAAATTGCGTAGCCATTCGGCGGCATACGGATCGATCTCGTTGTAGTAGGCGCTCATCACTCACCCCCTTCTCTATGCCAGCACTCTTGCAAGGCGGCATCTTCAGCATCAAGCTCACGATCCCAAGCCGCTTCCCAACGCTCAATGAACTGAACAACCCAAGCATTCTGATGGCGCGTAAGCTCATCCTCATGGATCAACTCCATCGCATCAATGCACTTCAAACCCTGTGCCTTGCACCAGAATGTATACTCTTCAGTCAGTGCAGGAATGGTATCAACATACGCCATTAGGTTGTCTTCCATATTGCTAGAGCCTCATCAAAAGGCATGTCGTTTAAGATGCGACGGGTCTCACCCGCCTGCTTGTCAATGATCCACTCACCCTTGGTCACAGTCGGGTGGTACTTGGTCTGGAAAATACCTTCCTTGTACTTGAGTTGAACCAAAACATGAGACTTAAACTTGCGCTTTAACTCACGCGAACTGAGGAACTCATTGACCTGATCACCGCACCAACCCTCTAATGACTGAGCAAAACCATCCTCACTCCACTCACTAGGCTCGTTAGGTAATGATTTGAAATACTCGTGTACCGCCTTCATTGCACGGTGAAAAGGCAACGCACCCTCAGTGCTGTCTAACTTAAACTTGGGGTGCGGATACTCATAGTCACAGCCGCCTTGGCCATCGTTTCCTACAACAGCAACAGGCTTGCCCTCTACATATAACGCCGCTTGAAAGCAGTGGGTCTCGTGACTAGCCCATGATGTGTGCTTGATTGCTTTGAGTTCCAGTTTCATAATATATATCCTTGTGATCTAGTTGAGTTGGTTAATACATACAAAGTATTGCGGGTAAATTGGGGTGTCAAGTGATTTGTTTGCTCGGATCACGGTCCACGGTCCTGATTACAGCGTTTACACTATAGGGGTATTTTACACAGATTTTATTTTTATTTTAATTTCTCATTTGAATTAGGTGTTCACAGTGTTCACAGTGTTCACACTACCTTATTTATATACTCCATTCAGCCCCACTTCTGTGAACACCTGTGAACAGTGCGAACACTTCTGGGAAGAAAAGCCCTATATAGGACTGACAAGCTGCTTAATTCTGCCCGTTGCTAAGGCTCCGCCCTTGGTATAACTTGTTCACAGATAACAATGAGGTAACCATGCCATCTACCAAGCAAAAGATTGAAGAAGAACACGGTCGAACACTGACCAACAGGCAGACAACTTTCGCACGGTACATAGTCGAGGGGATATACTCGAACGCTGACTGTGCCCGTAAGGCTGGCTATTCTGTGGACGTTGCGGCTAAACAGGCGTCCATCCTGTTAAACGGTCGCGACTACCCCCATGTGCTGGACTACATCAAGGATATGCGTGAGGAGCGGGAGCGCAGGTATGGGGTGACAACCATCGGACAACTTGAACGGCTTCACAAGCTCTCTATTGGGGCCGAGGAGAACAACCAGTTCTCTGCCGCCATCAATGCCGAGAAGATACGTTCCGCGCTTGGTGGTTTGACTATTGATAGGCGAGAAACAATCAACACTATTGACCAACTGTCGCGCGATGAAGTCACGGCTCGACTTGCCAAGTTGCAACAGCAATATCCGCAAGCGTTCATGGTTGATATAACACCGAAGGAAACACCCGATGAGCAAGGGCCCAGAGGCGAACTTTTGGAACACGATCCGCAACAACCTACCGAAGAAGTGCTTCGCGACAAGGATTGAGAACAAGCACGGGGGCGGTGTTCCTGATGTTCATCTTGTCTGGGATGGCATACCGTTTTGGATGGAGCTCAAGGTAAGCAATGCCAACGCCATAAAAGTCTCGCCTCATCAAATCGCTTGGCACATGGCATATTGTGCGCGAGGGGGGCTAAGTTTCTACTTGGTTAGAAGGTCCAAGGAGCGCGATATACTTTTATTTGGGGGTGATCAGGGGCCCATGGTCCTTGATTTGGGGTGCCTTGCGCCCTGCGCCCTGCGCGTTGACTCTGTACCTGAGTTGTTCTGCGCCCTGCGCCCTTTATTGGTGGATAAATTGTCTTGCGCCCTGCGCCCTGATCTTTTAATCTTCCGGCAAGAACGCTTGTAAGTCACGCTCGGGAACAACTGTTAAAAGTATTTCAATAGCCGTGACGTCTCCTGCTTCTAAATCTTTTTTAATTTGAGTTATTGTTTTTTCGATCAAGGTCATGTTCAGTGCTCCACTATTGCGATTGATTTGCCTTTGCTGGATCCCTTGCATAATTTGCAGGCGGTACATTGGACGCGGCGTCCGGCCTCTTTTGACGCGGGACAAAGGGCCTCGTTTGCCTTGTCTAGCTCGCCAAGGTCCGCGATCACTCGAAACGTGCGCCGCCCTGCTTTCCAATGGGCGATTGCTTGCGCCTTGTTGTCCGCGCTTTGCATGGCAATTTCTGGATTCCATCCGCTTTGATGTGAATATGCGGTAAAGGTTGCCGCCTCTGCAAGCAATTGCGTCCAAACAAAATCGGGAACCGCGGCCGGATCCCCGTAGGTTCCAACACGAACGAAACGCGCGCGGCCTAATGTATTGCGGCCGGCCTTGGTGTTGGCCATGGAATATACGCCCCGCAAAAATGACTTGTAAACAATTAAAACGCCTTGGCCTAGGTTAACATAACAGCGCCGGCCCTTGGCTTGCTTGCGCTTTGGGTCGTCGTTAACTTCCCCGCGCATGGTACAATCCCCACAAATTGAGAAGTCTTCGCCGGTTTTGCTTGCCTCGAGTGGATTAATATCCGAACGCAATATATAAGTTTGTAAAACCGCGCCGGTTTTTGTGTTTCGATTTGACCAGGTTGCAATTGCAACAATTGGCTTACCATCCAAGAGGCTAGGCCCGTTGTATATGATACCGCTTTTCATAATTTTATTCCCTGGTTAAAATGCATGATTGCAGAGGCTTATTATATATATTTGTGCGTATAGTGCAAGTAATTGTTTACTTGCGCCTTGCGCCTTGCGCGCTGCCTTTTTTGTTTTAGCTGCCTTGCGCCTTGCGCGCTGCCTTTTTTGTTTTAGCTGCCTTGCGCCTTGCGCGCTGCCTTGCGCCTTGCGCGCTGCCTTGCGCCTTGCGCGCTGCCTTTTTTCTTATATAAATATATAAAAAAATGCCACCCCTTGCAGGGTGGCAGTCTCTTTAGCTATAGCCTTAATCCGACCATCTGAAATACTCGTCGATGGGCCTAACATCGTATTGGTTTCGCCATTCAGCATCAGCATTAAACAGTTGGCCATACTCGAGTATGTCTTTCACGTAGGTGTCACCCATCTCAAACGATCCATCATGCATCATAGGGCTTGTAGCGGCGACAAACCATCTGGCGTATGGGTCTTTTAGTTCGCTTGATCTTTGCTTGTATGTTTTAAGAACGCGCCATTCCCACCCGTCAATACTTTTATAAACTGCGTAGGGTTCATCTTTAGCGCGTGTTTTTCCAAATTTATTAGCCATAATCTTTTCTTTCGTTAAAGTTAGATGCTAGTCGCATCGGATGGCCACCCCTTGCAGGGTGGCCGACCGATAGGCCTAATCATTTATAAAGAGCATGATTATAGATGCTAGAAAAGCAAATAAGAAACATATTGTAGCTTCAGGCGTTGGGATAAAAAGAACCGATATAGCAACGCCCATAGCTGAAATTAATGCGCATGATGCTATTATTCTATTGATAATTGTCATAGTTTTCTCCTTTATTAATATCCCCTTGTATCATAGATACAAGGGGCTTGCAAGTTATAGCCAAGTGAAGCTTTTTACGACGCCCCGTACCGCGTGTTTTTTCCAAACAGTGGGCCTGTTTTCTTTCCACCATTTTAATGAAGGGGCGCGATCCCTCATAGTTTCATTATAGAATGCAAACCCTTTCTTC